CCTTTAAAGAACTGAGTATTCATGTCTTGCAGCCCTTCGTTGACCACAAGGTTATGCATTTCATCAGTCCATTTAACAACGCCATCGGCGCCGACACACTCGACTTTAAACACACCACCGGCTCTAGCAGACTCCGAAAATCCAGTCTTAGCGACCAGACCCGCCGCTACATTGTCAGTGGATGTTGCTGTATCTTTGTTGAACATGATCGCTCCTTTAAGCAATACGAATAATCGCGCTAGTGCTAGTTGCACTAGGAAACTGTATTTCAAACGTCGTCGTACAAGTCTTATCCGACCCAAAGTCTAAAACACAGACTGTTGGATTGCCACCGCCTGATTTGTAAATCAATGCTCCACGGCAAGTAAATGCCGCAGGATTCCACAAAGCATTGCCAAACGATAAATAAGCCGTGGTATTTGCCGGATTTGAACCTATCGTAGGTTGTACAGAAACCGTCAAAACTAACCCGCCAGCCGAATATCCCGTGCCCGAAATTTCATTGGTCGTGGTATATGCGCTTGTGGTCGGGCCAAGGTCCGCTGCTCCGGTATACAAAGCTATCTTGAATGTATCCGAAGCAAAGTTAAACGTGCTTGAAGGTAAGCCCGTTTTAAATGCATTAGTGGCGCCTTGGGTAATAGGCATCAGGTCACCATCTGTCGATACTGCCCGGAACGATAAGCGTCTTGCCGCTCCATCCCGTCACCAAGGCGTTTAGCCAAAGCTAGAGCTTCTTGATACTTTGTGTTGTACAGACTCACTAAATCCTGCTCTTGTTTCATGTATGTCGCAGCTTCTACCAGTGACCCATAAAACAATACAGAATCAAAATTATCGCCAAGCCATGTGGTTGTGGCTGTGGTAATTGATTCTGGGTAATAGTAATAATGCAACTCTACATTGTAGACCGCATCTGGAGTTGGCCCAAGAATAAAAGACAGTTCATTGGTAATCGTCACCCCACTGACTGTGGGACCAAATAAACCGTAATATTTGGGAATTCCAGTATCTGTCGGCACCGGATATGCCTGACGAATAAAATTAACATCTTTGTTTAACAAATATTCATATGCCCCAGTACCGTCTATAACCGCCATAGAATAAACGGCTAAAAAATCATTAGGGCAAGATAAATACTTATTATTTGTCGAAGTCACTCCGGTAACATTTTTTCTTAGCGACGGAAATTGAACAGTGTTATAGATCCGCTGTTCTGCCTGTTTGACAAAAGTAGGGATCTGAGCAGCAAAATCGCTGCTCGTATTTTCTGTATACGCGACAATCGCGTCACTAAGCTGCGTGTAATTCACGCCATCGGCCCTCTAGACATCACACCCTTAGTCGCCGCTCCAGTACCACGCATCTTAATACCCGTGGTCTTGGGGGAGGGGTTATAACCTTCACGGTCAATACTACCAACAGACATGTTTACCCGGTCAGCCTTGGTGGGTTCAGCATCATAGCCATTCCCAAGCTTAACCTTGCCATTGTCCATCGTGTGGGGAGGAGCATAAAGCTCCGCAGGGCCAACTTCTTTGCCGCCCCGTTTCATGCTGAATTTAGCCATCTTAAATCCCCGTGGCACGGACTTTCCGCACCGATTTCTTCTGATTTGCCACCTTGGCAAGGTTTCTGCCAAGTTGACGCATCTGAAGGTTGGTCTTTCCACCCTTGGCAAGTTTGGTCATGGGCTTACCGGGGTGCATATGCTTCTCATGCGCGTGAACTGCTTTCTTTGCATCCATCACAGACTCCTATGTCGTCACTACCGTGACTGTACCAATTTCAATGTTTAAAACCAAGTAATTGGGCGTTAAACCATCATCATTAGCTCTAGCCCCACCTACCGGATTCCAACCCCACTGATAATCCCTGCTTCCCTCGCTTGGCAATCCAACCCCGTCTTTCGTGGTGTTAGTAATCGTTGGAAGCTGTAAACCCGTATTTCCTGACTGAAAATAACTTTTGTCTGGTCTGGGATCTCTTAAACCCTGCGGGTCTTCTACAGGATACATACCCAACTGAAGCTGAGGATGATCTGGGTCCCAACACCTAGGACAGACAAGCAAGTTATAGTTTCTGGTCTTAATAACTTCCTTACGCAGTTGCTTCAGTTTAAACCTGAAGTCACAGCGGTCGCATTGAGCAATTGCATATTTGCCTGATGCAAACCGATTGGACATTAAATACCTCCGCTACCAAGGAACATCGGCCTTGGCACAAACCTCAACGGAGCCTTTTCTCTGTCCTCATCTGCGGCTAACTGCCATGCCTCGTCATACTGCTGCTTCAAGATTGGCAACCTTTGCACCCCTTCCGGAAGTTTTAATGCAATGTAATACGCCAATCCAGCCACCAAACACGGAATAAACCTAAACGGGATATCAAAGGTTTTTACCCCTGAATTGGTCGCATCCTGCACCCGGCGCATCCTCCAGTACACAAACTGATAATTCGTACCCGCCGCCGGAGTCGGCCATACCGTAATAGACTGCTTTTGCACCAAAGTTAAAGCCGCCCCAACCGTATGAGACGCAGCAGTTGTCCCGTCTTGTCCACGACAACAGTTGTTCAAATAAGCCGGTGAGGTGTTTGTAGCCGCAGTAAATTCATTGAAGAAAATCAGTTCTGAGCCAATCCTAATGAATCCGGCGTTAGGAATACCCACCATAGAGGTGACCGGGATGGTGGTAGCCGTGGAACTGATCGTCGCCTGCAATGTCCCAGTTAAAACATTACTCTGGGCATTTAAACGCTGGATGTAGACCTGAATGGGACGGCCCTGAATGAGTTTATTCGGGATGGTTGCGTAGGTCGAAACCGATACCCGGGTGATTGTCAGGTCAGCCTGATTGTTGGTCATACCGGCATCTGTCCGGATAACCTGCTCCAGAAGGTCCACGGTGTCGTCTGGGAGCGCATAAGTGGGCTGGCCGGTCACCAAGGGTATGACGTTCTGCTCAAACGTCCACATGTTGATCCCGCGATTGGCCCAATCTGCAAAGAGAATATTTAAACTTCTCCTTGCCGTTCGCATGTTGTAGCCCGTGCGAAGTTCTGAACCGGCACGCTCAAATGCCTCTTCACATATATCGTTTAAATCAAGGTCAAACGTGGCTACGCCAGAAGTGGTCATCTGTATCTCGCTGTCTTCTTGGCTATGGCTTTAGGCTGTTTTACGAACTGCTTCCCGGCGGCTTTTCCTGCTCGCTTGGCTCGGGAGGTGGCTGCGTATTCTTGGGGGGAAAGAGCTTTGATAGCAGACTCAGGAAGATATCTTTCACCCGTGTCAGAAGATCGTTTACCACTTTTAGTCCTCCATTTTTGGGCGGTCCAGTCTTTAAGCGACTGTTGTGGGGCTTTCAATCTTTATACCCCCCGCCCCGTTCTTTATATTTCTTCGCCAACAACTGTGCTTTACGGGCACTCCACTGACCTGCTGCTGTGCCCTGAACTGCCGAGTTTTTGATCTGGTTAAACAGTGCTTTACGCATACCGGGTTTCGTATAGTTCCCGGCTTCGTTTACCTTCCCGCCCTCGGCATATTCATAGAAAGCCGTTTCATCCCGACGCTGCTTGCGCTTTGCACCCGGCATTTTTGATGGGTTGATTGCGCCCATCCCACGGCTTGCCATCATATGGCCCCCTGTTTAAAGCACGCGGCCTCGGGTTTTGCCCCGTTGCGCAATACCATCAGCGCGTTTAGACGCCGATCCAACTGACCCGCCTTTGGCGTAGCGCTTAATCTTGCCGCCCTTGGCTTTCATGGACTCCGGGGCAGCGCGATCATAGGCTTCTTCCATACGGCGCAACATACGATCATCTTCCACTTGGCGACGCATACGATCCACTTCTTCAGGCGTGGGAATCATAATGTCGCGTTTAGGAGCGGGGCGTGGAACCGGCCCAGCTTCTTTGCCTCGTTGAAATTCATCTTCCATAACAGGCTCAAGCAAGCGAGGACGTTTGGGCGGTTTGGTGCCCATCGACTCGTATACCGCCCTGTCATAGGCTTGTTTCATGTCACGCAGACGGGTGGGATCAGCCATTTCAGCACTTCCCGCCATATTTCATGGTGATTTGACGGGCTTTGGTCTTGCCTTTACGGGCAATACCATCGGCAGATTTGTGCCCCGCAGCAAGGCCACCACCAGCCATTTTCTTGGCCATACCGCCACGCTTCATGCCCATCATCTCAGCTTCTTCGTGCTTGATCATGGCTTTAGGAGCTTTTTTAGCCTTCATAAAAGCCACTTCTTTTTGCATCATTGCCTTGGGTTCTTTCATAACACCACCCTCTTTAAATGTACGGCCTTTATCGGCCTCCATGAATTCCTTGCCAACCTTTTGAGGGATGCCAAGGCGTTTAGCAGCGGCAGGGTCATTGGCGACCAATGCCATTAAATTGTGCTGTTTACGGGTATGGCTAGGCATATTAAGTCCTAATGAGCCAACCTTTGCCGATCACAAAACCAACC